GGCAAGGTCAAAGCTAAAGGTATGGCCATGGGCGGCAAGGTCAAAGCTAAAGGTATGGCTATGGGCGGCAAAGTTAAATCCAAGGGTATGGCAATGGGCGGTAAGATTAAATCCAAAGGTTACGCATTGGGTGGCGCGATTAAATCCAAAGGCGCGGCAATGGGCGGCGCAGGTTTCGGCGCGGCTCGTTCTTCAGGAAAAGCGATAGTCACCTATTAATGGCCTTTCTACAAAGTAACATCCCGCACTTTAAGTGCTGGGTGCGGCGTGAGTACACACACAACCATACTGCGTACCACGGAGAGTTTTTACATGCGATGGCGATTGGCGTCACCACCATGCCGAACAGATGCCTGAGTTTTCAGGTGATTTTCACTGGCTGCGAAGCGGACATCGAGGGTATACCTAATGTCCATGGCGGAGCTATGTGGGCGAGAATGCCCATTACGGCTTTAGTAGGGGACACTCCATTTGAAGAGTGGCCGGAACCTATGCCTGTTCACGCAGCGCAACCTTGGGACTGCTCGTCCCGTACACACGCTGTGTACCAGATGGACAGAACTACACCTTGCCCTTGGATGGCGAAGGTGGAGAGCGAGTTCTATCCGGCTAAGTATATGTTTACTGTGGATTACACTGACAGCGAAATTGCGGATGACCCTGCGCAGCATAAGCAGAGTCACGTTTTAGAGCTGCTCGATGCTGGCCCATACACTGGAAACATCGTTGCTTTGCCTAACAACAGGGTAAGAGTTACGCACCCAGCTTGGTTTGAAACTGGAGAAGGCGCGCCAGACTTTAGGCCGTCTCAACACATTCATTACTCTAAGTCAGATTTGGACTATACACTGGATGTTAATCGGGTGTTTGATAACTTGTACCACGACAGCTCTGAAGAGGATAAACTTTAATGGACCTTGTGGACTTCTCGACATACATGTATAAGCTACTACGAGAGCGCGAACAAGATATTGCAAGTTCTCTCGCACATGATGCGGCCAAAGACTGGGAGCATTACAAACTCATGGTAGGTGAGATACGGGGCCTGACCTACGCCCGTGAGGAAATAAAAGCCCTGCTGGAGAGAAACGCAGACGATGTCGAAGACCTTATATCTTCCTGATCACGTTGCGCAGAAAATGAACAAGGACAAAGAGAAGGCTCCGGCTGACTCGTCCGATGTGAATAGCGCATATGTGGACGCCACCGAGAAGGTGTTAGACCCTTCTCTACTAGAGAAACCCCTTTTGGAACGACTACCGCAGCCCACGGGCTGGCGCTTGTTGGTGATGCCTTATCAAGGTGCAACCAAGACGCAGGGTGGTTTACATATCCCAGATGAGATTCGAGCTCGTGAGGCTGTAGCTACTGTTGTGGCTTACGTTCTCAAGATCGGGCCTTTGGCATACAAAGACCCAGGCAAGTTTGGACAGGATGCAGAACCTTGGTGCGAAGAAGGCCAATGGGTTTGTATCGGTAGATATTCGGGATCACGTTTCAAGATTGACGGTGGAGAAGTTCGCATCATTAACGATGACGAAGTTATCGCTACTATTCTTGAACCTGATGACATTAAGCAGGTCTAGGAGAAAACTATGTCTCAAGAAAATGAAGAAGTCATTGAAGACGAAGATGAGGGAGTAGAGGTAGAGGTAGAAGTAAAGGCGGAAGCTGGAACTGAAATCGAAATCGAAACTGGACCTTCTGATTCAAAAGAAGAAAAGGCGTCTGGCTCAGAAGATGAGTTGGATAGCTACAGTAACAAAGTTCAAACCCGCATTAAAAAGCTGACCGAGAAATACCGTAAAGAAGAACGGGATCGGGAAGAAGCGGTGCGAATGGCACAACAACTGTTGAATGAGAACCAAAACCTTAAAAGTCGCATGCAGAATTTAGACAAGGGCTACCTTGCAGAATACGGCACACGGCTTGAAACTCAGGTTGCTTCAGCTAAAAAGTTGTACCGTGAGGCCCACGACAGCGGTGACACCGATAAAATGTTAGAGGCTCAAGAAGCCTTATCAAACATGTCTATCGAGAACGAACGCTTACGTTTAGCTAAACAAAGATCGGAGCAGGCCCCGCCTGTTCAAGCCCAGCAACCTGTTGTTCCACAACAACAAGTTCCGCAAACTCCTGCGGCAAAGCCCGATCCCAAAGCCGAAGCGTGGGCAGAGAAGAACGATTGGTTTGGAAACGACGAGGTTATGACATATGCTGCTTTTGGCATACATCGTAAATTAGTTGAGGAAGAAGGAATTGACCCGACTGCAAATGACTACTATAGTGAAGTAGACAAACGCATGCGCGTGGAATTTCCACACAAATTCCAAGCCGCGAAGAAATCGGGTGGAGCACAGGTCGCACCTGCTGGCGCTTCAGCTACCCGCAGTACAGCAAAAACAGGGCGCAGGTCGGTGAAACTCTCACCATCACAAATTGCGATGGCAAAACGGTTAAACGTCCCGCTTGAAGAATATGCAAAATATGTGAAGGATTGATAGAATGACTGATAGAAAACCGCGCGAGAGCGCTACCCGCGAAACAGAAACGCGCCGTAAACCATGGGCTCCGCCCAGTCGCCTTGAAGCACCTGTAGCCCCTCCAGGCTATGTGCATCGTTGGATTCGAGTCGCAATGCGTGGTGAAGAAGACAAAATGAATGTCAACACCAAGCTACGCGAAGGATGGGAACCTGTCCGTAAGGACGAGTATCCAGACTATGAAGCTCCCACTATTGACGAAGGTCGATACGAAGGGGTTATCGGACAAGGTGGATTGATGCTGTGCCGAATACCTGTAGAGACCGCCCAAGAACGATCCGCGTATTACGGGAACCGGACCCGCGAACAGATGGTAGCAGTTGACCAGGACCTAATGAAGGACCAACATCCTTCGATGCCGATTTCTAATAATCGGCAAAGTCGTGTATCCTTTGGAGGCTCGCGAGGAGACTCCAAGTAACTTTGAGGTGCTATTATGGCAAATTCTAACGGATCCTTTGGGCTACGTCCCATTGGTAAAATTGGTCAATCGACCAACTCTACTGGTCTATCTGAATATCGCATAGCTTCTGACAACTCCAATCCAATGTTCCAAGGCATGGCGGTTATTCCGTTGGCTGCGGGCGTCATTGACGATCTACAAGCTGCGGCTGGTGGTAATGTCAGTATTGTGGGTGTGTTCTATGGCTGTGAGTATGTTTCATCTACTACAGGTGAAGTTATTCGGGCAAACCAATGGCCCGGTTCTGGCGCGGATTCTAATTTCCCTGTCAAAGCCTTTTTGTATGACGATCCAAATCAACTGTTCACCATTGCAACATCTAATGTTGTGGCTGGTCAGAACACTGAAGCGGAAATTCTTACATCTGTGTTCGCAAACATCGCGTTTGCAACAGGCAACAGTGGTTCTACAACTACTGGTATTTCTTCTGCAACCGCAGATTTAAATACAGTCGCAGCTACCAACACTTTGGCACTCCGTATTATGGGCATACAAGATGACCCAGAAAACTCGGATTTCACTGTCGCTGGTATTCCATTAATCGTTCGTATCAACAACCACTTCAATGCGCCTACTGGTTCCATTGCAGCGGGTACTGTTGCTACGACCGGCGTATAAGGGGGTCTAAAACATGGCTATTTCACGCGCACAATTAGCGAAAGAGCTTGAACCAGGTCTCAACGCCTTGTTTGGTATGGAGTACGATCGCTACGAAAACCAACATTCAGAGCTGTATACAACTGAATCATCGGACAGAGCGTTCGAGGAGGAAGTTATGCTATCTGGATTTGGCTCGGCACCTACTAAGTCTGAAGGTTCCGCTGTCAACTTTGACGATGCTAACGAAGCATACACAGCTCGTTACAACCACGAAACCGTTGCGCTTGCCTTCTCAATTACTGAGGAAGCAATCGAGGACAACTTGTATGACCGCCTCGGCAGTCGTTACACACGCGCTCTCGCTCGCTCAATGGCCCACTCTAAGCAGGTTAAAGCCGCTGCGGTATTGAACAATGCGTTCGCCGCTGGTGCAACTGCTGGCGGAGACGGTGTTGCACTTTGCGCCACTGATCACCCGCTTACAAACGGTGGAACTTTCGCTAACGAACCATCAACTGCTGCTGATCTGAACGAAACTTCTTTGGAAGACGCTCTGATCAACATTGCTGGTTATGTTGACGAACGTGGCTTGAAGGTTGCTCTTCGCGGCATGAAGTTGATGATCCCACGGCAATTGCAATTCGTTGCAGAGCGCCTGATGGTCTCCAACCTTCGCGTCGGTACTTCGGACAACGACACTAACGCAATTCGTTCAATGGGGATGTTACCTGAAGGCTATGCCGTCAATGACTTCCTTACTGACCCAGATGCGTTCTTCATCAAAACTGACGCGCCTCGCGGCTTTGTTCACTTTGAGCGGACTCCGCTTTCCACTAACATGGAAGCAGATTTCGACACAGGGAACATGCGCTTCAAGGCACGGGAGCGTTACAGCTTTGGCTTTAGCGACCCACGTTGTGTGTTCGGCTCACCTGGCGCATAACTAAAAGTCTATCTATAAGAGGGGGCTGCTTCGGTGGCCCCTTTCTTTTTGTTTTAGAACCGTGTACTGTTTGGGCATCCCTGACAGTCGTATTTTGCGGCTGACTTAACCCTGACAGGAGATTCTCATGGGTAATTCTACTTTCTCAGGACCAGTGCGTTCTGAAAACGGCTTCCAGCAAGTCACTAAAAACACAACAACTGGTGCAATTACACCTTCACAATTTGCGTTGCAGACGATTGCCACCACAGGCAACAATGTCGTTGACACAAGCACAGGCACAGCCGCAGGTGCAAATAACGCCAGTCTAGACACAGGTGCTACTATTTTTGGTATCGTGCCGAATGCAATTGGTGCGGGTGTTCCAGCCGATGGTACAAATCACTTTGTGAGCAAAGTTGACGGCACAATCGTATCGACATGGATTATTGACCTTCACGCTGGCTTTAAAAGCGGCGGCGCTGCTGGTGACGCTATTGGTACGGCTGGCGCAGCTTCAGCACACATTGGATCGATTACTAAAGAAGTAAACGGCATTCCAATGCTCATCGAAATGGGCTGTGTCGAGGTTCCAACTGGCGGCGATCCAGACATTAACTTAGATTGTTCAGCCACAGGAACTACAGCACAAGACGCAGCATTGACAAGCGGTACAAACCTCTTGAACAACGGTGACCTATCTTTAGGCTTTTACGCCACAGCAGATGCTGGGGCTACTCTTGCTGCTATGACTAAGAAGTTTTTATATCTCACCACTGGCGCTGCCACTGACGCAGCGTACACGGCTGGTAAAGTATGGATTCGCATCACTGGCATGGCCGTAGACCATGACAACGGCTAATGTTTAATCTGGTGGGGTTAACGCCCCACCGCTACATATAGGAGATTAATATGGCTGATGCGGTAGCGACACAGACGCTTATAGATGGTGACAAAAAAGTAGTTCAAAAATTTACTAATATTTCCGATGGTTCTGGTGAAGCTGCGGTTGTTAAGGTTGATGTTAGTGGTTTGGCTACAAACTCTCGCGGTAAAGTTTGTACAGGTGTTGTCATAGAAAAAATATGGTGGCAGTGCATTGGCATGAAGGTTCAAATACTTTTTGACGCTTCAACTAATGTTTTCTGTATTGAGTTAGGTGAAAACCAAAGTGGTAATCAAGATTACACTAATTTTGGTGGTCTTTCAAACAATTCTGGAAGCGGCAAAACTGGTGATGTCCTTTTCACGACTGTAGGCCACACTAGCGCAGATACTTACACCATAATTATGGCTATGCGGAAAGAGTATGGCTGATTCTAAAAAAGGCGAGATGCCAAAGCGCAACAAAAAGAACTTCCGCCCCACAAAGTCTGGGGCGGGAATGACAAAAGCTGGCGTAAAAGCATATCGTAGTAAAAACCCCGGTTCTAAGCTTAAAACAGCGGTGACAGGGAAGGTTAAGCCCGGAAGTAAGGACGCGAAGAGGCGTAAGTCTTACTGCGCACGATCTGCTGGGCAGATGAAGAAGTTTCCAAAAGCGGCAAAAGACCCTAACAGCCGTTTGAGGCAAGCTCGCAAGCGTTGGAAGTGTTAAATGGCAATAGGTCGTAGTCAAATGAGTAATCAAATCACCAAACCGCCCCAAAAAAGGGACGATATGCCTAGAGGTTTAAGTTACTTTAGAAAAGGTGGGGCCGCTTCAAAAAAATCTAAAGGCAGTAAAATATGTCCTGCTGGAAAGGCGTGGGCTAAACGAACATTTGATACATATCCAAGTGCTTATGCGAATATGGCTGCTTCTAAATACTGCAAAGACCCTAATTACGCTAAAGGCGCAAAGGGTAAGAAAAAGAAGAAAAGCTAATGGGTGAGCTTAAAGATTGGGTAGATCAAGATTGGGTTCGTATCGGCACTGACGGTTCCATAAAAGGCCCTTGTGGTACGTCAAAAGATAAGAAAAACCCAGATCGTTGCTTGCCTCGCAAAAAAGCTCAAAGCCTTTCTAAAGAAGAACGTGCAAAAACTGCTCGTAAAAAGAAACGTGCAGGAGCAAAGGGAAAAACTGTGGTATCTAATACTAAAAACGCTAAAGTTCGTAACATGGAAAATGGTGGTGCTGTAGAAACTAATTCTAAACGTAAGTTTAATGGCAAAAACGTACCCGGCACTGCTGTTGCAAGGGGTTGCGGTAAAATAATGTCCAACCGAAGAAAGCGCACAACAGGCGCTGTAAGCCAATCATAAGGAGTTTATCATGGCTATGAAGAAAAAAGGCTACCGAAGCGGTGGCAAAGTTAAGAAAATGTCCAAAGGTGGATCAGCAGGCGGTAAAACAGTTCGCCGTATGTCCAAAGGTGGAGCCACTGGTGGCAAAAAAGTTATGCGTATGACAAAAGGTGGAGCCGCTGGCGGTAAGAAGTCACTTGCTTCAGCAAGAGCATCTCTTCCTGCTGGCTATAAGATAGTTAAAAAATAAAATATGGCTTATTTGCACAGCAATATACCTTATTTTAAGGCATGGGTTCGTCGTGAATACACTCATAATCATGAGGATTATCACGGCGAATTCCTGCACGCTATGGTCATTGGTGTAACAACAATACCAAACAGATGCTTGAGTTTTCAGGTTATATTTACTGGAAATGAGGCCGAAGGCGAAGATGAAGACACAGTGCATGGTGGTGCAATGTGGGCGCGTATGCCTATAACTGCGCTTGTTGGTGATATTCCTTTAGAAGAATGGCCTGAGCCAATGGAAACATATGATGCACAGCCTTGGGATTGTGCTTCTCATACTAATTCTGTCTATGTTATGGATAGAACCACTCCTTGCCCGTGGATGGCGAAAATTAACGGTGAAATGCACCCTGCAAAGTATCTATTTACCGTTGATTACACAGATAGCGAGGTCGCTGACGATCCAGCACAGCATAAACAAAACCATGTACTTCAGCTATTAGATGCTGGTGAGTGGACGGGTAATATTGTTGCGTTACCTAACAACCGTGTGCGCGTAACGCACCCTGCGTGGTTCCAGACGGGAGAAGGCGCTCCTGACTTTAAACCATCTCAGCATATACATTATTCTAAATCTGATTTAGACTACACATTAGATGTTAACAAGGTTTTTGATAACCTTTATAACGAGGGATAAAATGACTGTATCAGGCTCAAAAGACTTTGAATTAGATGTAGCAGACTACATTGAGGAGGCTTTTGAGCGTTGCGGCTTAGAAGCGCGTACAGGTTACGACTTAAAGACTGCTAAACGCTCTATGAACCTCTTATTCGCTGATTGGGCCAACCGTGGACTGAACCAATGGACGATTGCACAGCGCAATTTCACTGTTACCTCTGGAGATGGCGATGTTCCTTTAGGTGCTGACGTAATTGACATATTATCCCTTGTTGTACGTCGAAGTGGCACTGATTTTGCCTTAAATCGCATTAGTCGTGACGAATACCTCAATATACCTACAAAAACGACTACTGGACGCCCCACGCAGTTTTTCGTCGATAGATCAATAAATCCAGTGCTTCAACTGTGGCCTTTGCCCGATAATAGCACCGATGTGGTCCTTTATGACGCCCTTATTCGCATAGATGATGCCGATAATTTCACTAATACTATACAAATCCCCTTCCGTTTTTACCCTGCTTTAGCCGCTGGTTTGGCCTATTATATAGCCCTAAAACGTGCTCCAGACCGCGTTCAG